ATAAGAATCAGTATAAGACTAAGAAACTGTATTCGCTTGTTAATAAAATTAGACTCATCAAAAATAAGGTTTGCAATTATTGGCAAAATAGACATTTAAAGAAATATGTAAAAAATCAGCAATTACATTGTTTCATTGGGCCATTACAACAACATCAAATACGAATTGAACCCGCTAAGTTGTTGTCTCATTATAGTGCTGGTGGGTGGATACGAGATTTGACGGAGTGTGGAGTAGAACCTAACCCAGGACCCAATGCACCACTTGATATTTATGAGCCCCTTGAACAGGTAAAGATAAAACCCAAGGCTTATTGTAAGTACCCTATGGATTATACTAAACAGCAATTTAAAAAATTGCATGTGCCTAAAGGTGAACAACATTCTTATTTTTGGAATCATAATTATCGCCCTATGAGTTTCGCTAATACACAAGAAAATGAAGAAAATGTTGTTAACAGTCGAGTCATAGTTGATACACCACCTGTTGATGAATCATATATGAAACAGTTTATTCGATGGGTAAAAAAAGCATTATAAAAAATTGTTTAATTCCCGCATTCACAAAGTTTACAAAGTTACCTTTGATGAATATATAGAACGTAGTAATGCTTCACCAGCTGTTAAGAAAACTTTGAGAACCACATATGGAAAATTGTGTGCTGCTGGTATTGATGAAAATAGCATATTAAGCCCTGAAATCATACACCAATATGTTCGAAGATCTTTGTTTTTAAAAAAAGAAAATCTTTGTTATAGAACACCTGCTGGTGTCAAGGATAAAGCCCCTAGGGCTATTCAGGGAGCAACTCCTGAATTTATATGTTTAGTTGGACCATGGATCATGGCATTACAGGATGCAATAAAGAAAATTTGGTCCTCAAAAAATTGGTGTTGTTTTACTAGCGGCGTTAGAAGTGATAAAGCTGCACAGTTAATTGATGAACCGTGGCAATTTGTTGAAGATGATATTAAAACTTTTGATTCATCCGTTTGTGAGAACCTTTTGCAACTTGAGTTGTGGATAGCTAAGAAATTCGGTGCCCCTAGAGCCGTACGAGATTTAATGCTTGAAAATTGCAATACTCACGGATATACTTTTTTTGGAGCAAAGTATTATGTGCCCGGATGTAGAAAATCTGGTGATCCATACACCTCTCTTTTTAATTCTATGCTTAATGCGTTTATGCACGCTTTCATTATTGGAGATTGGCTGAATTGGTCTATAGATGAGGTTAAAGAACATGTCCGTATGTTAATAGCAGGTGACGACAATGCAATGTGTATTAACAGTGAAATAAGAATACCTTTTGTTTATTGTATGTCCAGACTTGGTTTTTCTAGTGAAGCCTTGTATCGTGATAGCATTTTTGACCTTGAATTTTGCTCTTGTAGAGTTTATGATGTTAATGGACAACTTACTTTTGGTCCTATGCCTGGTAAAGTGTTGTCTAAACTTGGGTATTTAAATAACCCACCAGCTAATGTTACTAGAGAATCCATGATGAAAGGGATTGCATTAGGTCTTAAACATAGTTGTTATTTTATACCACCCTTGAGAGCTGTAATTGATTGTATCTTACGC